TGATTGTTACTCTAAATATTTGAGCTATGTCATCATCCATAGACTCTGTTAGTATTGCTAGACACTCTACGTATGTTCCTGTATAGAAGAGCTGATTTTCTTTGTACAGCTCATGGAATGTTTCACGCACTATTTCGTTATCGGCCATTGTATGTCCTTTCATCAATAGCGGTCACCACATAGCCAGCATTTTCCCAACCTAATATTATGTCTGGGATTTTCTTTGGTCCAGTGTGGTATGACAGGTTGAAGGTTTGATCATCCTTGAAGGAGAATGGTTTAGTTACTGACATTGTGAAGTCAGTGTTTACTGGTTCTTCGGTCCAGACATAACATGAGAACCCGCTGTACGCCAGATTGAACCAGTATTGATCATTAGTTGTATGCTCATTGTAACGACCACGTTCATGTTTGTACATAACATCATCTTCATAAGCATCCAGACTAGCATTATAAGTATCGGAAGCAGTTTGTAAAGCATTCTCAGCATTCTCATAAGCATCAAAGGCTTCATCGTAATCAGCATCATCATCATGAGTCGCATCTTCGGCTTTAAGTTTAGTTTTGTAAGCAGCAATAAAAGCATGGTAAGCATTTATCCGTGCAGACTTTAGTAGTTCAGTCATAATATATCCTTTCAAGATATAGGTTAAGTGTTTATGAAACAGCAACCATAACGATTGCTGAAGCAAAAAGACTTAGTTGAAGAGTGAGATTTGTCTTGGATCTGGTGCAAAGTCACTAGGCCCATCTAAGTTGAATTTAGTCTCTAAATTCTCTGGACCCCGCATTAGGCAATTGTCAAGAGTCTCATAGGCGTAATATAGGCATACGCCAGACAGTTTAACTATCCGTCTTAGCTCGTTCTCTGAGCAAGTTACTATGAAATGACTTAAAGCAGTTGCTTTGGGATTGTTGACCCACACATCGTTGCCAAGTTTGTCACCTGCCTCAAGTATGGCTAGACGCTTAGCAGCACGAAGGATGATCTTATCTGACGTTGGGAATTTCATGGTATATCCTTTCAAGATATAGGTTGGTGCCTTACACCTCTGCAAATCAGGCCCCTGTGGACTGATTACTTACTCTACAACCTAATGACATCTAGCATCTACAAGACCTAACAGACACCAAGAGAACACATAGCTTGGGTCTTATCTGATAGGTACTGAGAGACACTGAGAGATACTGAGATAGAGCTGAGAGAGACTTAGAGAGTATAGATATATATAGTAACCTAATGGATAGGGGCAGGCTTGGATAGCTTCTCCCTATAAGGAACTTAGAGAATAGGATGTCATTGCCCCACAGTCTCTCGAAGTTCTCACAGTACATCGATCCTCCCGCTAGTGCCTATGCCACCAGAGAACCTCACAGAGCCATGATACCTCAGAGTACCTCACAGTACCTGAGAGAACCTTAGAGGCTATGAGAGACCCCCTGAGGGCTCTCAGAGACTCCATCCCCATCAGGGATACCTTAGAGAGATTGAGGGGGTACTATGAGATATATGAGGGTACTTAATATAAAAACAATACTTACAGGCTCTCTCTAAGCCACTCAATGTACCTCAAAGCACCTAGGGGGTACTCCAACCTGTACAGATACACACAGAATCCTAAAATATACTACAATATAACTACAGATTGTCTAAGTTCCTTATAGATACATAGGGGACACAGATGAATAACAAGGAAGTTATGACTCTTCTTAAAGAAAAAGAGAAGAGGATCAAGCTAAAGGGGTATGAGAATGACTTTACTTCTTTCGCTCAAGAACAAATACAGATTATTACTAAGGATACGTCTAAAGGGTTCATACCTTTTGAATTCAATGAGTGTCAACTGCGTATTACAGAGGCTCTCACAGAACAACAAGCGACTACAGGCATGGTTAGGGTTATTATCCTTAAGGCTAGGCAACAGGGCATCAGTACTTACTGTGCTGGGAGGGTATTTTGGAAGTCATACTTCTCACCGCACTCTCGAAGCGTAGTTATGGCTCATGATTCTGCTACGTCTGATGCATTATTTAGTATGTCTAAGAATTTAATACGTAATATGCAGGGGGATTTAGTCCCTAAGGAGATAACATCTAATGCTAAAGAAATTAAAATACAATCTCCAGCTTATAATGATAGAGATGCTATTGGCTCGTATCGTTTATATACAGCGGGTTCTCCGGAAGCTGGTCGTGGGACTACACCAACGATTGCTCACCTATCAGAAGTAGCATTTTGGACACATGATGAGAAGATTTTGGCCGGTCTGTTCCAGGGGATCTCCCAGGCACCAGGCACTGAGGTTATTTTGGAGTCTACAGCCAATGGTGCTCAAGGGGAGTTCTACAGGCTCTGGAAGGGGGCTGTTGCTGGGGAGAATGAATACCTACCAATCTTCCTACCTTGGTTTATAACCCCTGAATACAGGCGTACAGCACCTCTGGGTATGGAGTTGACAATAGAAGAGGAAACTCTAGTAGAAAACTATGAGTTAGACCAAGATCAACTGTATTGGCGTAGGTTGAAGATTGCAGAAGGTGGTAAGTTAAAGTTCCAACAAGAGTATCCTGCTACAGCCGATGAGGCTTTCATTGTATCGGGTGCTAATGTCTTTGACATTGAGAGACTTAACTCTCTAGTTCCTAGGCCAGAGCAGAAGCGTAGTGATTGGGATCCAGCGAGTAAGATGTTTGATGATAATAGGGAAGGTAACTTGTCTATCTATGACTACCCTAAGTGGGAGGAGCCATATGTCATTGGGGCTGATGTCTCTTTGGGGGTAGGTCAAGACTATAGTGCTGCTATCGTTATGAATAATAAATATGAAATTGTAGCAGTGTATCGTAACAACCGCATTGACCCAAGTATGTGGGGTGAGTTGTTATTCTACTTAGGTAGATACTATAACAATGCTTTCTTAGCAGTTGAATCCAACTCTATGGGTATTGCTACACTGCAGAAACTAGAACAGATGGGTTATCTTAACCTATACAAACAAACAAAGATGGCTAATGTGTCTAATGAAGAAGGGCTAAGGCTAGGGTTTAGAACAACCTCTGCATCTAAACCTGTAATCATAGGTAACCTAAAGAACCTGATTGATAATGAAGATATAATGATACCTTCACCTATTGTAATCAGGGAACTTAAAGACTACATATCTACAGCTAGTGGTAAGACTGAGGCAGCTCCTGGCTGCTGTGACGATACTGTCATTGCTCTAGCTATATGTGCTGAGGTATTACGTACACATTGGGATCGTCTAAACACAAGGAATGTTTCATGGAAGGAGAGGATCTCAGATTGGGAACCGGACAATACTCAATGGATTTAGAAGAAGCTTTTTATAGTGCGGTGTTAGATTATTGGGTTCAAGGTCGTGTCCCACATGATATGGTCTACCTTAACCATGAAGATGAATTTCTTGAAGTATACTATGGATATGCATAAGATTCTCTAAGTTCCTTATAGAGAATAAGTATTCCTGCATTGTCCTCATAACGCGCTGGTGGTCGCGGCAGGTAAACCACCAACTAATTTAGGAGGTTAAAATGGCTGCAGGAATGAAGCACTACTATAAAAATGGTAAAGAGTGCAAAGGACCAACGCATAAAGATGCTAAGGGTAAGATGATGTCTGGTGCTAAGCACACGGCGAGTAGTAAATTTCTATTTCACAAGAAGGATTTATCCCCCGCTGCAAAGAAGGTGGCAACATGAGAAGGTATTTGAAACGCATACTATGCGCAGTAATGAATCGTGAATGCCCTTGCACTAAGTGCGAGTGCTAAAGTAATCGTCTGGCACTAACGCAAAGTGCTACGCCAGAGGTCTCATGACCTCAGGTCTTTACGTTGTTTTGCAGATGGAATTTCGCTACCGTGTAGTTTGGGTATCAACCAACTACAGCTGAACACTGGGCAGGCGTCAAATAGAGGCCCCCTCCCATATAAGAGGTGGGTCTCTATTGTAAATTATAATAATCGGGCATAGTCCCAAGTTAGTTAGTTAGACCCACGGAGGGAACTATGCGCTTTAATGAAACACAAGTTGAACCAAAGAAAGAACCTAAACCTAGTAAGAAGAAAGCTGTTATCAAAGCTGGTAGTAAAGACTACGACTACGCAGAGTTAGCTAATACCAAGAAGATTCTTACAGGGAGGGGTTCATTATGATGTCTGGTAATAAGTATAAAGAGAAAGTGTCTGATGACAGCCTGATCAATTTAATTGAGTCTGGTGTTATGAACTCTACAGGGGAATGGTTAAACTCCTCTGACATGACAAAGGAACGTCAACGATCCACATATGAATTTGCAGGTATTGCTGCAGATCACCTAGCACCGCAGGGTGTATCTAGTATTGTTGACACATCTACTACAGAAACTGTAGAAGCATACACTGCAATCCTGTCTGATCTGTTCCTAAACAACGGAAGATTGGCTAGATTTGTACCATATGACAACTCTCCTGGCTCTTTTAAGAGTGCTAAGGATGCCTCTATGATTACAAACTATGCTATCTTTAAGCAGAATAATGGCTGGGAAATTATCCAAACTTGGATAAAAAGTGCATTACTGTGGAAGAATGGTATCGTTCGGTGGGACTATGTAGAAGGTTACGACTACGAGTTTGAAGAATACGAAAAGATCTCTCAAGGCCAGTTGGATGTCCTCCTCGCTGAAGAAGGAGTTGAGATCATTGGTGACCTAAATTATGAAAATGAATTAGGTGAGTTGAACATGGAGACCGGACAGCAGGATGCTGAGTTGGTTTATGTGGATGTACGTATTCGCCGTAAGAATGATAACTCTCGTGTTAAGATTGAAAACATTCCACCAGAATCTTTCAGGATCTCTCGTGATTCTAAATCAATTGATGATGCTAGTTTCGTAGGTATCCAAACAATACTAACTCGCTCAGAGATCCGTAAGATGTGGCCTGATGTTGCAGATAGTATTAATGAAGATGAATGGAATGATCTAGATGATTACACCTCTTGGGATGGTGGTGGTAGTTACTCTGAAGATATCGCAGCTCGTAAGCTAGTGACAGGTCAGAGTACTATACAAGGTAGGATGAATGATGACATCACTGCACTTGAAGCTAATCGGGAAGTTACTATTACAGAGTGCTGGATCAACGTTGACCGTGATGGTGACGGGGTTGCTGAACTTAAACATTTCATAACAGTCGGTGATACAATACTGTATGAAAGTGATGTAGATATGATACCAATAGCTTGTCTATCACCTATTGATATCCCATATGAGTTTTATGGTTTGTCTATAGCTGACTTCACAAGATCGTCCACACTCGCTGCCACAGCAATCCTTCGTGGGTTTGTTGAGAATACATACCTTACAAACTACTCACCAAAGCTTGCCGATCCAAACGTTGTTGATTTCTCTGCTCTCCAAAACATGAGACCAAAACAAATCATCCCAACTAACGGTAACCCTAATGGTGCTGTAGCTGCAATGCCCCCAGAGGCAATCAGTTCAGGTACTGTCCCATTGCTTTCACACTTGCAAACAATCAAGGAACAAGCAACGGGTATGTCTAAGGCTGCGCAAGGTCTCAATGATTCCTTGTATGTGTCTGGTAATAGTGAATCAAAAGTAGCTGCAGTTCAGTCTGCATCTCAGAAACGTATTCAGCATATTGCTCGTAGGTTTGCAGAGACAGGTATGAAACGTCTGTGTGTAGGTGTCTATAAGACAATGCGTAAATCTTTGAAGACTCAATCTAAGTTTAGTTACCAAGGTGTGTTTTCTGATATCAACATTATGAACTTGCCATCACGTATGGATGTTGAAGTGTTTCTAGATATTGGTGAGAACTCAAACGCAAACACGATTAAGAAGTTAGAGATGGTTGGTAGTAAAGTACTCCCATCTCTCAACAGTCAGGGTCAAGGTGTTGTAATCAGACCGGAAGCCCCTGCTGTGTTAGCTACAAAAATAATTGAGTCTATGGGTATTGATAGTCATGATTATCTTGAAGACTATACAACAGATGAGTTTAAACAAAAAGCAGTTGAAACTGTTACACAGCAATCTGAAAAAGCTCAGAAAGATGGTGAGATTAATCAGCGTAAGTTAGAAGCAGATACATCACTGGCAGAAGCCAATGTAGTATTTACTAATGCACAATCTAAAAACACTGTGGATGACAACACTAAACAGTTGGCTATCTCTATTGATAAGCACTTCCAACAGTGGGCAGAGATTGACATAAAAGCTCGTAAAGAGGGTCTTGAATCCCCACAACGGCCTGACTTTAATCAGATAACAGCCCTTGCAAGAAAAATGATTGCAGGTGAAGTATAAACCACAGGAGGTGGAGAAATGTTTGGATTACCTTTAGAACTTATTACAATGCTTTTCTCCACCGTACTTGGCGGTGTCATGTCCATGTGGGGTCAAAGTACGAAGAATAAAGCTGAACAACAAAAGATGATGATTGGTGGTATGCAGCAGACGAGGGAGCATGGGCAGAAAGATGTTCACTTTGCGTGGACAAGAAGGCTCATAGCCCTTGCTGCTGTCTTCTCCATCATCGTGTTACCGAAAGCGGTAGCAGTCTTTTACCCAGAAGTTAATGTTATAGTAGGTTATACCGAAGTTCACGGTGGTATAATTAATTGGATATTTGGTGGTGATGGAACAGTGCAGTGGCAGTCAGCTACTGGATTTGTGATTACTCCGTTAGATACGCATATAGTATCAGCAATTGTTGGTCTGTATTTTGGTGCGGGGTTTACTAAATGAGTTCATCAGACAATCGGGATTTACTGAGTACTAAGGCTACTCAGATGTCTTTTCTTATTGGTGTGGTATTGCAGACAATTGCTTTGGTCTGGTACGTATCATCTCTAGATAATAATGTACAAAACAACACGAGAGATATAGTGAGGCATGAGATCAGAATAAAGAATTTAGAAACTCTTGTCCACAACCAAGCCCTGATCTCTGCTAGGATAGATGAAAACATTAAGTCTATTCGTAAATCTGTAGAGAAAATGGCAAATGGTGATTAGGTTTATATTAACAGTTTTCCTCTGCAGTTGCACCACCGTTGTTATTGAATACCCCTCGGTCTGTCCAGATGGGCAACCTAAATGTCAGAGGAATTTGGATGCACAAACATTATCAATTATCGGAAAGGAGAAGGCTGCTCTTACACTTATGTGTATGGATCCCGATCTTAATAATCTATTGGACATCGATTGCCTACGCGAATGATGTTACCGGAGACTTTAGTAATAACTATCAAGACTCCACAATAGATAGTAACAATGCTAGTTCTACAGCAACTAATAACTACAATGGTACAGGAGCAGGGAGTCCTGCCCCAGTTATGTCATCAATAGCACCAACAGTTATGGGTGCTGGTGGTAATGATAGCTGTTTAATACCCACATCTGTAGGTATACAGCTAAGTATTATAGGTCTATCTAGTGGCGGAATGGCTCAAGATCCAAGCTGTAATCGGAGAAAAGATGCAAGGCTGCTAGGAACACCCCAACAAATAGGTGGGTTAGGCTTACAAGTCTCAGCAATTAGTGTTCTTTGTGACAGCCCTAAAGTCTTTAAGGCTATGATACTCGCGTCTACCCCATGCCCCATCTTAGATGTTGTTACAGGTAAACTGTTAATGGGTAAGAAAGCGATAGATAAATATAGAGATAGCCCTGTTGATTTTATAGTAGGGTATGAGAATAATAAAAGTTTTTGGGACAGCTTGTTAAGAATTGGAGAGGATATAACAGATGAGATCATTGAAGCAAAAGACACTAATAGCAGCGGGGACTCTCGCTCTGTTAGTGAGCGGTTCAGGAGTACTAGGAGCGGAAGCGTACAGTCAGACGGGACAACAGAAAATTACAGAACTGAAAGGAACGATAGACCTAATTAATAATAGGTTACTTGCATCTGGTCAACTAACTAATGGTGCTGTTGGCTACGCTAAAGTGGGGCGTGTTGTCATTGACAATGCACTTGATGGAGGTAAGATTACAGCTGCTCAGTATGCAGCCTATAAAGTGTCCTTGGATAAAGTGGTAGCCCATGATTATGCTACTGCTACTAATGCTAAGCAGTTATTCACACAAGAGCACACAGCATCAATGAACCAACTTACATTGGCTGTTGACCTGCTAACCACAGCTACTGGTCTATTGGCTACTGCAACATCTGTCTCCTCTATAGCAGCGGATGCTGACACAAAGCCTGAACAGGTTGCACTACAAGGTATGTTGAAAACCGATAAGTACACTATTAGTGCTGCAGAGGTAGCAACATATAATACAGCAGTAACTAACGTAGAAGCGTACGCTCAACAAGCGGGTGCCTTCATGGCGGCTGCTAACAACAGCGAATTGACTAAAAGCATTGACGCATACACAGCAACAAACAACCTAGTCGCAGGACAGTACACAGCAGTGACATACACGCAAGCCGTTGATGAGTTTGTGATTACGTGGTCTGGGGCCGGTACAGGTTGGACAGGGTATCTGACCAATGACATGAAGGATGCAACTGCTATCTATGGGGCCAATACTTACATACAACAGAATGGCACTCCTATAAAGGAAATGTAATATGGAAGATACAGAGTTAAAGGTTGGTGGTTTCACATTCAAGGGTTGGTACTTAGCTGCCGCCCTACCACTACTAGGTTCACTATCAGGTGGCATATACTATGGCTATGATACACTTCAAAGGTTCTATGCAGTAGAGTCAGGTATTAGAACTGTAGTCTCTAAGTCAGGAGCATTTGATGAGAAGGCTGGAGAATTAGGATCTCGTTTACAAGCATTGGAACAAGCAGTTCAAGACAATGATGTTAGGGGTCTTAACACAAGACTGTCAACAATTAGTACGCAGATGAAAAACATCCTAGAGCAGCAGAAAGTCTTGCTGGATCTAAGATCTCAAGTTGAAAAGAGTACTACAATAACTGATGGGTTAGATGATTCTATAAACACCTTAAAGACAGAGGTTGATGATATCTGGAAAGCCTATGATTCACTTGTGGATAACCCATTGTAAGGAGGTAGTATGCCAAAGAAGAAAGATTCAAGATTAACCAATGCGGGTGTATCAGGTTATAATAAACCTAAGCGTACCCCATCACATGCAACCAAGTCACATGTTGTTGTTGCCAAAGAAGGTGAAACAATTAAGACTATACGGTTTGGAGAACAGGGTGCATCCACAGCGGGTTCACCTAAAGCGGGAGAGTCTGATAAGATGAAAGCTAAACGTGCCAGCTTTAAAGCTCGTCATGGTAGGAACATATCAAAAGGTAAGATGTCTGCTGCGTATTGGGCCGACAAGGTGAAATGGTAATGGCAGCAAAATCACCTAAACCAAATAACTCAGCCCTTTGGTCCAGAGTTAAATCTGCAGCAAAGAAGAAATTTAAAGTATATCCATCCGCATACGCAAATGCTTGGGCTTCTAAGGAGTACAAGAAACGTGGTGGTGGTTGGAGTGGCCCAGACAACAGAGTATCTAAGTCATGAAGAAAGGTGGTTTAGGTAAGTGGTTTGGGGAAGAGTGGGTAGATGTAAAAACTGGAAAGCCCTGTGGTCGTAAGAGTGCAAAGGGAAAACCTAAACGTGCATACCCAGCCTGCCGCCCAAAGAGCGTAGCTTCAAAGATAACTAAAAAGGAAGCAGCTAAGAAGACTGGACCTAAGAAAGTAAAATGGTCTACAACAGCGTCAGGTAAGAAAAGAACTTAAAAAGGAAACATAATGGATAAATATAAAGCCGCAGCCGAGAAGGGACTGAAAGGTATACATCCGGATCTACAAGCAAAAGAAGCACTGGTACGTGCGCAATTCTCCTCTGAGCAACGTGAAAGTTTTTTCAACGAAGCTTACGGAGAAATACTAGTACAGTACTTTACCGCATGGTTAGGAACAGATCCACATGAAGTTAAGACAAGAGAGTTTATCTATAACTCTGCCCTCTCTCTGGGGGATGTTAAACAAAAACTAATTAACTTTGAAACCTACGGAAAAAATGTACCATACATTGAGGACAACACAGAATGAATAAAATTGATTATGAAGAATTAGTGGCTAATCTAAAGAGTATGATTAACTTGTTGGAGTACGATTCTATGCGATCTCCAGGTAAAGCTAAACTAAATTCAAATCAACTCGTAGCGATGTATGACCTAATAAGTCGATATGACGTTAAGAAAGAAACATCCATACCAAAGGTTATTAAGCCTGCGGTTAAAAAGAAAGGATAATAAAACATGTCAGAACAAATTGAATCTCTACCCACAAAGGATGATGTTCCCAGTTCTGCTGGTCCAAACGAACAAGAGCTCCTAGATGCCGTACTGTCTAATACCGAATTTCTTCGGGATGATTCTGTACCGCTACCAGAAGAGGAGATCGAGTACGAGGATCCGGAGGCAACTGCTGAGGAAGACCCAGATGTAGCAGATGCCGCCGTTAGCGATGAAGAGTCTGAGGAAGATACAGAAGAGACAGGAGATGAGGATGGCGCTGATGCCCCTACCCAAGAAGCTAATGTGTTTACTGTTGATGATTTAGATTTAGATGCCAAGGTCTCTGTCAAGATTGATGGGGAAGAAATGGAAGTCTCATTTGCTGATCTGCTTAAAGGCTATCAGACAGATGCTTCACTCTCTAAAAAGGGTCGTGAACTCGGAGAGGCGCGTAAGGCCATTGATGAAGAACGTGTTGCTAAGCTATCTGAAATTTCAAAAATGTCAGATGCTACTAATGCAATGCTAACAGTGGACGAACAGAAACTGGCTAAGGAATACCATGATGTTGAAGCCCAAATCAAAGAAGCTAGGGAGAATGGAGACACTTACGAACTAAGTGATCTCAAAGACAAGCGTGAACAAGCACAGCAGAAATACTGGGCTGCACGTAACACACGTGAGAATCTTTTGAAGACTGTTGAAGAACAGAAATCAAAACTTCAACAAGAAGAGTTTACATCAAAGATGCAACACTTCCAAGAAGTAATCCCACAAATGATCCCCGACTTTAGCGAAAAGGTTGCAGTTGAAATTCGAGAGTTCGCTCTTGAGAATGGTATTGCAGACGAACTTTTAAATTCGGTTATAGATCCCAGTGTTGTAAAATTCATTGATGACTATCGCCGTTTAAAGAATGGAATTAATAAAGGTGCTGCAAAGCGCAAGGATGTTCCAACTAAGAAGGTTCCAACTAAGAAACCAGCGGCTGCTAATAAAAAGGCAGCTGATAAAGAAAAGATGGTGAAGGCTCGTGCATTTAAAGAAGGTTCATCTAAAGATGACCAAATGGACTTCCTTCGTCAATACGCCTCCAACTCTCTAACTAAATAATATAATATCCTAGGAGGATTTTAAAAATGGCAACTACAGGTGGTCGTAATATTACAACAGCTCGTGGAGCTACAGGCACAGGTAAAGACGTATCTAACCGTGAAGATCTAGCGAATTTCATTTCGATGATCACACGTGACGAGACTCCTTTCTTGTCTTCAATCGGCAAATCAAAAGCAACTAACATCTATCACGAATGGCAGACCGATGAGCTCACAGCTCCAGGTAACTCTCGTGTAGCTGAAGGCGCAGACTTCTTAGCGGCTGGTACTGCACCTGCTGCTGGTGATGGTGCAGCTTCTACAACTGTCGGCCCATTCCGGACCCGCTTGGGTAACTACACTCAGATCAACAGCAAAGTGATTTCCGTATCCGGATCTCGCCGTGCAATCGATCAAGCTGGTGTAGCAGATGAGTATGCATATCAGTTGAAAAAGCGTGGCACAGAAATGCGCCGTGACATGGAGTTTGATCTTGTAAACACATACAACAAGCAGACTACTACTGGTGCTCGTCAATCTGCTGGTTATCAGGCATTCATAAACAGTGGTGACACTTGCGTCTTTAAAGGCTCTTTCACTGCCGTAGCCGCACCAAACACAGGTCTAACTGTAATTGATGTTGCTGCTGCAAAAACAAAGGTTGCTTTGGCTCTCACAGACATCGATGGTGTTATGCAGAAGATCTATGAGAATGGTGGTTCAGCTACCCGTATCATGGTTTCTCCAAAGCTTCGCCGTGACTTCTCTGACCTCATGGTCAGTGACACAGGTGTTCGCCGGAATATCGATGAAGATGGTAAGCTGCGTCAATCAGTAGACGTTTATATGTCAGACTTTGGTGACTTGATGGTAGTTCCAAACTACATCATGGGCCTTGCACATACAACTACTGACGCTACAACAACACAGTTTAGTACTGCAGACTCTTGCGCATTAATCTATGACCCACAGTGGTTTGCAATGGCAACATTGCGTCCAATGCAGGAAGTAGAAGTTGGTCAGAAAGGTGACTCGACTGTTGGCATGTTTGTTGAAGAGTGGTCTTTTGAAGTAAAGAATCCAAAAGGCTGCGGTGCAGTTTACGGACTTCAGTAAATACATTAAGGGGAGGGAGATTATTTCTCCTTCCCTATTTTTATTCTATTAGGAGGTATAGAACATGATGGTGATTCAAGGGACACTCCCAGCAAACACACTCTCAAATAATTTAGTTGGGGATATATTACATCTCCCAGCAGACCGATGCGCTTGGACAACATCTGCAGTTGGTTCAGGTGGATATCAAATAGACAAAGCATTTTTCATACACTCTACAGCCAACGTGGTTATTACTGGCCCATCCTTAGGGTATATCGGTAAGTCTGGTCGGTTTGTAAAGATTGCAATTTAATAAGAGGAAGAGTACATGGCACGATGGGATGTAACACCTAGTACAGAACATAATACTATTCAAGGTTCTATTCAATGTGAAGATGATGGATCTAGTCAATGGAAAATGTATCAGGATGAGAAGCCTTTCCTAGAGCAGGCTAAGAGGGATCGTGATCTTTTAGACAGTGGGTTTAATAAAAAAGACTTAGGGTTTAAAAAGTTTGCTACAGTCCCTGACATAGTAGCCATTGAAATAAAAAACAAATGGGGTATTGATTTGCATGATTCGGCAACGATGAAAGATAAGGATATGATGGCTAAATTTATGATTATCTTTAAGCAAAACTACTCCCACCTCATGTCTTATTAAGGAGATTTAAGATGGCAACATACGTAGAATTTGTAGGATCTGGTGACTTCACTGGTGATAACGCAGGATTGATTCGGTCCTGGGCGAACAGGGATGTTTCTGTTTTGTCTAACTCGGTGGTAACACGGTGTTTTAATTACGCAGCAGATAAAGCTTACAGAACTCTACGTGTGCCGCCACTAGAGGTTACTAGGCTTTATGATATTAATGGTACTCAGGCAGAGATAACCGCAGCCTCAGCTTCTGGTGTAACCCCAGACATATCCCCCAGTTCTTTTTGGGCTGGTGGTCAGGTGCTCTCTATGACTGTACCTGCTGATCTGATTGAAATTATGTATATCAGAAATGCAGACACTACTTCTAAAAATCCAGGTATTGTTTACAATGAAAGAGTAGACATACGAACATTTAATGATAGACTTAGTAGCTCAAGGGATTACTACTTCTTTACTCGAATTGGCAATGAGATAAAATTACATGGTAACTTCAGTCGTGGTGATGTAATAGAGTTACATTACTATCGAAGATTAGCTGCCCTAGATGCAACATACTCAGGTACTTATCTGAATTGGAAAGCAGGATTAGGAACTCTGAATATTGGAGGCACAGCAACTACTTACTCTGCTGCTGCAAATAAAACAGAAGCCTTTTTCAATACTCGGTTAGCTGAAAATTCAACATACTGGATAGGCCAAGAGGCACCCCATTGGCTAAGAGATGAGAATGAAAGGATTGTCTTATTTGGATCACTGTTAGAAACTTCTATCTATTTAAATGATAATGAAGAAATACAGAAGTACCAATTACTCTTTGATCAAGAAGTATTAGAATTAAATAAAGAAGAAAAAGCACGAAGGAACAGGGGTGGTAACCTCTCAATGTCATTCGCGTATAGTGATTTACTCTAGGAGGGTACTATGGGATTTAGAGACCAAGGGAATCAAGTGACCCCTGTAGATGATGGTGGTAGTTTTGACACAGGGCAAGACACTGCAATTGCTATAAGTGAATCTGCTACAAATGCTTTAGCTGCTGCTGTTTCGGCAGCGGCTGCTCTTGTTAGTCAGAATGATGCAGATGCGTCTAAAACAAGTGCTGCTACTTCAGCGGCAACCGCAACAACTAAAGCTTCTGATGCGTTAGCATCTGCGACAGCAGCTAATAACTCTGCAGCAACGGCAACAACTCAAGCTGGCCTAGCAACAACTAATGGTGCTGCACAAGTTACTTTAGCAGCTAATCAAGTCACTCTGGCAACTAATCAGGTTGGCTTAGCAACTACACAAGTTGGCTTAGCAACTACACAAGTTGGATTGGCAACTGTGCAAGCAAACAATGCAGGCACTTCTGCAACAACTGCAACAACTCAAGCTGGCCTAGCAGCTGGATCTGCAACAGCGGCGAGTGGTTCGGCAACAACTGCTGCGACTAAGGCAACTGAATCGGCATCATCTGCATCAGCTAGTGCAATATCTGCTACTGCGTCTGAAGCGGCTAAGGATGCTGCTCTCGAAGCATTAGATAATTTTGATGACCGCTTCCTTGGAACTAAAACAACTGATCCTACACTAGATAACGATGGTAATGCCTTAGTTGCCGGTGCCTTATATTATAATACAGTAAGCAATATTATGAAAGTATACACAGGATCAATATGGGTTGCAGCCTATGCCTCACTGAGTGGAGCACTAATTGCTTCTGACAACTTATCTGATGTTACCAATGTGTCAACATCTCGTACAAACCTTGGCTTGGCAATTGGAACAAATGTTCAAGCATACACTGCCATACTTGATGCAACTACTGCATCGTACACAACAGCTTTAAACACTAAGATGTCAGGCATTGAAGCATCTGCTGATGTCACAGACACTGCTAATGTTACTGCTGCTGGTGCTTTGATGGACAGTGAGCTGGCTAATCCTTCACAAGTTAAAACGTTTAGCTCCTCTGACTATGCCACAGCGGCTCAAGGTACAGCGGCTGGTGCAGCCCTACCTAAAGCTGGTGGTACTATGACAGGTGCTATTCTAACCAACTCTACATTTGATGGACGAGATGTCTCTGTAGATGGTGGTAAGCTAGATGGTATCTCAACAAATGCAGACGTTTCTGCTACAGTTGTAACAAAAACTTTTGTAGACAACTTAAATGTTAATGCTGGTACACTCGGTGGGGATACAAAAGCTACTATCCTTTCCACAGCAGAATCAAGTTCGTTAGCTTTAGCAATAGCATTGGGATAAATCAAAAATGGCAAACACATTTAAAAATTACACAAGTGCATCTGTAGGTACAGGTGCCACTACAACTTACACAGTCCCATCAGCAACTACTTCAGTTATGATTGGGTGTAACTTGGCTAATAAAACTGCATCTCAAATAGATGTAGATGTTCAAATCTCAGGTGTATATCTTATAAAGGGAACACCTATACCTTCTGGGGCAGCTCTTTCAGTTCTAGATGGTAAAGTTATCTTAGAGACCACAGACACAGTGATTGTAACAAGTAACACTGCTGCCTCCTGTGATGTGATCGTAAGCGTATTGGAGCAAACCTAATGAGTAAACAATCAGAACTAGTTGTCATCTCTCAGGATGGTATACCTCCAGCGGCTCCCCCTTTTAACCCCAGATTAACTGCCCCAGATGCAGGAACTGCAGTCACTACAACTTATACTGTAACTGTTGGATCTTACGGAGGAGCTAATAGGTATTACCTTAACACGATAGTGTACCCTAAATTAACATTATCTCGAACATATATCTACATCTTTGATCTGTCTGATAGTACAAACACTGGACACCCACTACGTTTTAAAGACGCTGCAGGTAGCTCGTACTCCACAGGGGTTGTGGTTACTGGAACTCCTGGAGCAGCAGGTGCTAAAGTTACACTCACTGTTGCAGCTAATGCTCCAAAGGCTTTGCGGTATTACTGTACCGTTCATGGGAATGGTATGGGTAATACGATATCGGTAACTAATTCCGCATCTTTAGATGTAGGAACTAATAACTACTTTGATAGTGGGACGTTAACAGCTAATACTTCGGTTAATTTTACAAGTGTCCCAACAACATCTAAGTGGCAGTACAGCTGTGTGACACCTAACTTAGATGCTGGGAACGTGACTGCTTCTGTTTACACGAATGGGATTAGCGTTACAGCTAAGGCAACCGCCCCCGAAGAAGTGTTCTTCAAACCAGATGGCACTAAGATGTACATTGCGGATGATACGACTGACACCGTATTAGAGTATAACCTAATTATAGCTTGGGACGTTACTAGTGCTGTTTATAGCACCGTCTCGCTAAACTTTTCCGCTCAAGAGACTACCGTAAGAGGTTTATTCTTCAAACCAGATGGACTAACGATGTACATCTCAGGTAACTACCAATCAGGGAGAGTTCACCAGTACACCTTAAGCACAGCTTGGGATGTCGCTTCAGCTACTTACACATCACGCTTTACGACAGGGAGTGAAGCATTTCGGCCAGAGGGCCTGTTCTTCAAGCCTGATGGAACTAAGATGTATCTTATGGGGTCTAGCAGTGACAACGTATTAGAGTACAACTTAGGCACAGCTTGGAATATTACCACAGCGGTCTACTTGCAGGCGTTCTCTATATCTGGCTTTGAAGGTGGTCCACACAACGTATCCCTTAACACCACGGGTACTAAGATGTACATATTGGGTGACTCTGGTAGAGCTGTCTTTGAGTACACCCTAAGTACAGCTTGGAATGTTACTACAGCCACTTACGTACATAGCTTCGTTGTGGGTGGTCAAGAAACTTCCCCTACAGGGATGTTCATTAGGGCTGATGGTTGTAGGATGTTCGTTATAGGTAGTGCCAACGACACTGTATTTCAGTACGAAATAGGCGCTGCCACAACCGTAACTATGCCAGCAGAAGTTTCTGGCACACCTAGCTCTACATCAAATAACGATAAAGTGACATACACTTTTGTAACAACAGACAGTGGATCAACAGTGAACTTAATAGCAGAGGAGATAATCTAATGGCAGGATACATAGGCTCTAAAGCCTCAGTTATCTCTTCTAAAGCAGTGTCTAAAAAGACATTCGCAATAACAACAACAACGACTTCTCTCACAGGAGTTACCTATTCAATACACAGAGTAAACGTATTCCATAATGGTATACGCCTTGTTGATGGTACAGACTACACAGCTACTAATGGTACAAGTATTACACTGACAGCTGCTGCAAAGAATGGAGATCAAGTTGTTGTTCTTTCCCATGAGGATTTTACTGTCCTAGGTACTTACACAACTGCACAGGCTGATGCTACGTTTCTAAAACCTACAAGTAACCTTGATGCAACTAAGCTTACAGGTAACATAGCCGCAGCACAGCTAACAGGGGCTTTGCCTGCTATTAGTGGTGCAGCGTTGACTGGTATTAATACTGAACCTTTTAAATTTGCAGCGGTTACTGGTGCCACGCCTTCGTTGGATGTCGGTACGTTTAACTTCTTTGATCAAGGGACACTCACAGCCAACACAACGGTTAGCTTTGCTTCTGTTCCGACTAATGCTAACTGGAAGTATAGCTATAAAGGAACTGACTTGGGCGCTGGTAATGTCTCTGAAGCTTCATACGCTAATAAGTCATTCGCCTTGGGCGCTGGGATTGTTGAACCACAAGGGGTTTTCTTTAAACCTGACGGGACAATGATGTTTATTAATGATGTTGGAAATGACTATATATATGAGTTCGCATTAAGCGTAGCTTGGAATGTCACTAGTGCTACGTATGTACGAGACTTTTCGACGTATAGTCAACAACAGAGCCCAACGGGTATATCCTTTAAGCCTGATGGCACTAAGGTGTTCATAGCTGGTAATTTCCCAGCACGAATTACCGAGTACGGGATGGGTGCAGCTTGGAATATTGCTGCTATCGCTTCCGTGACGAACTTCTCTCCATCCTCTCAAGATTCTGACCCACAGGGATTGTTCTTTAAACCAGATGGTTATAAGATGTATATGATAGGTCAAACCAATAATAAGGTCTATGAGTACAACTTAGGTACAGCTTGGAGTATCTCCACTGCCGTCTACTATCAGTCGTTCTCTGTTCTCGCTCAAGAATCATTATCTTCTTCATTACACTTTGACCCCACAGGTACTAAAATGTACGTAATGGGTAAATCTGGTGATGACATAAATCAATACACCTTGGGTACAGCTTGGGATGTAACGACTGCTGTTTACTCGCAGGTTTTTTCAGTTAGTTCAGAAGACTCAGAACCTTCAGGTCTCTTCATAAGGGAAGACGGTATTAAGATGTACATGACAGGCTATGCTACTGATAAGGTATACGAGTATAATATAGGTAGTCCTACAACAATAACTCTACCATCATCAGTTGTAGGTACTGTAACAGCTGCTGCTGCAGGTAAGAGAGTAACATACGAGTTCTTTACATCAGATGGTGGCACGACAGTTAATCTTATAGGCGAGGAGATAGTATGACCAAAGCAAGAGAACTTTCTGAACTAGCCCATCTGACTTCGGTCTCTGGGACAACTGCCACTGTTGATGGAACCATAGTAGCAACAACCTTTACAGGTGATGGATCATCTTTAACTGGAGTAGGTACATTTAAACCTACATCAGTTACTGGTGCTACACCTTCTTTAAATGTGGGTACGTTTAACTTCTTTGATAGTGGTACATTAACAGCTAATACTACTGTTAGCTTCGCTAGTGTTCCTACGACTGCTAACTGGAAGTATAGTTGTGTAGTGGTTAACGCAGGTGCCTTTGATGTCACTGAAGCGGTCTACTTACAGTCAAAGGGTGTGTCGTCACAGCCACACGGTATCTTCTTTAAGCCTGACGGTAATAAGTACTACACCTTGGACTTTACAGGATACATCTATGCGTATGACATGACCACACCTTGGGATATATCTACACACGGTGGTGGTAATGTGCAGACGTTAGTTTTGACCGCTAATAGTGTCCAAGCCACAGGTATGTTCTTTAAACCCGATGGTTATAAGCTATGGTTTGTAGGTGTGGACTCCGACTACATATTTGAGTACGTCATGAGCTCAGCTTGGGACATTAGCACAGCAGTAAACACTGCTGGCCAGCAGTTCTTAGTTGGTTCACAAGATACAGCGCCTACTGGTATCTTTTTCAAACCAGACGGAACTAAGATGTATATGGTAGGCGAGGCCAGCGACTACGTAAACGAGTACGACCTAGGCACTGCTTGGCTCATTACCAGTGCTGTTTACTTACAGCGATTCTATATCGGTACTCAAGACATTGGACCTACTGGTTTATTCTTCAACCCCACAGGTACTAAGATGTTCATGTCGGGCTATGCAAACAGTAGCTTCTATGAGTACAACTTGAGTACTGCCTATGATGTTACTTCAGCGGTCTACTCGCAGTTGTTTTCTGTGTCAGCACAAGATACTGTCATGACGGACCTCTTCTTCAAACCCGATGGTACTAAGATGTACGGAATAGGCACCGTCAACCAACTTTTGTTTGAGTACGACTTAGGTGCTAATACAACATTAACCTTACCATCAGCGGTGGTCGGTACACCAAGCGTCGCACTGACAGGCGAAAGGGTAACATACGAGTTCTTTACATTAGATGGTGGAACCACAGTTAATCTTATAGGCGAAGAAATAATCTAAATAGGAGAATAGAATGTCAGGATATATAGGCATACAGCCAGTCCCGCAGGCTACACAGACAAGAGATGCATTTGATTGTACAGCAGGGCAGACCAGTTTCCCAACGGGAGGTTACTCGCCTGGATTTCTTGATGTGTTTCTTAATGGGGTAAAACTCGCAGCGGTTGATTTCACAGCTACCAATGGTTCGGATATTATCCTAGCCACTGGGGCTGCTCTCAATGATGTGATGGAAGTAGTGGCTTACACTACATTCGAATCAGCAGTATCAGTAAATCTAGTAGATGGCGGTTTTGCCAACAGTGTTTATACCGCTGCTCAAACTATAAATGGAGGATCGGCAAGTGGCTGATAAGATTCAAATACGCCGTGATACGGCTGCTAACTGGACATCGGCTAGCCCCGTCCTTGCACAAGGTGAGTTAGCATTAGAAACAGATACGAGTAAACTTAAGGCTGGAGATGGCACAACTACATGGACCTCTCTTGGGTACTATGACCTTGGCACAGCCGGATATTTACCCTCGACAAACCCAGTAGTAACTGGCTCTATAAAAGCCACTACATACCAAGAGACATATATTGCCAACACCACAGGTGCAACAACGACTTTGGACTTGGCAACAGGCACAAACTTCTCAGTCACCCTGTCGGAGAACACCACGTTTGTGTTTAGCAATCCGCCAGCTACAGGCACAGCTTACTCGTTTACTCTGGTAATCACACAGCCTGCGTCTGCCAAGACAATTGCATGGCCTTCTTCAGTTGATTGGGCTGCGGCTACCGCACCTGACGCACCGGGCAACTCTGAGGTCAACGCATATGGATTTATGACACGGGACGGTGGCACAACTTATTATGGCTTCCTTGGGGGTGCAGCCCTTGGCTAACTCATTTAAAACAATATTCATGGGTGCAGCGGGTAAAGATGGCTTACCCTCAGACGATCAATTTAATCGCACAAGTTTTCTAAGCCATTTCGACGGTGCAAACAACGGGGTCAACAACGCTTTTGACGATGGCTCTACAAACAATCACACAGTCACAGCCAACGGCAATGTAACCCAAGGTTCCTTTGGGCCATTTGCTAGACCTGATGGTGAGTGGGGTGTAGATTTTTCTGGTACGGCTGGCGATTACATTAACTACGCATCAAGTGCAGATTGGTCTCCCGGCGCAGGTGACTTTACGGTTGAATTTTGGATAAACCCACGGGCTTGGGACCAAGCATACATGCCTGTTTTTGTTGTTGATTATAGTGGCAGTCCAGGAAGTGGTCTATTCATTGGTATGGGAAGTGGTTCTGGAACAAAGAAATTTGTTGTTAACGGCTACGCTGACGCTGACCTTCTCGCATATGCAACTCTTCCAGCTTTAAACACATGGACACATATCCTAGTTTCTCGTTCAGGAACTTCTTTAAAACTCTTTTACGATGGAGTCGCCGTAGCTACAGTAACTTCATCTTACAACTTTGGTCAAAGTGACTTAACAATCGGCTCGTATGGAACCTACTCACGTTATTTAAACGCAACTATAAGTAACTTACACTATGTCAAAGGTACTGCTACTCAAACTTCTGACTTCACACCGCCAACGGGGCCGTCTACAGCAGTCGCAAACACTAAGCTATTAGCCTGCCAAAGCAATCGTTTTGTTGATAACTCTGTGTCGCCTCATGCATCAACAATTGTGGGTAACGTAGCAGTCTCAGCCTTCGGCCCGTTCCTGACAGACGCAGTGTACGACCCTGCGGTAAACGGTGCGAGTGTAGCTCGTACTAACCTATTTCTACAGAGCAACGGGTTTGATACATCTCCTTGGAATGCAACGAGGTCTTCGGTTACCGCTGCCGCTGGCACATCACCTAGTGGCCTATCTGATGCGTGGCGTTGGACTAACACGTCCAACAATGGATTATTATTCCAACCCAATTCATACGTGGTCGGAACGCACACTGTCTCAGCTTGGGTCAAGTCGAACGGAGCAGGTAAAGATGAGTTTAGGCTTTGGGCTCAAAGCACTAAAACATCAAGTGATTTTACGGCAACAAGTGAGTGGGTAAGGTATAGTTTTACTTTTACCATTACATCTGCCGGCGCTGGGAACGGCGGGCTGGCATATGCCTTGGGAGCTACTGATGTTGACGTATTAGTTTATGGCCTACAACTAGAAGCTGGCTCAATCGCATCGAGCTACATCCCAACAGCAGGTTATCCAGTTACTCGTGCTGGTGCTTTGCAAACATTCACTGGTGCGAGTGCTTACTTTGATGGGACAGGTGACTATTTATCAACGCCTAGCCAAGGCACTTTAGCAGCAAGTGCTAATTGGTGTATGGAGAGTTATGTGTTTTTTACTGGTACATCCAGTGGAACCTATAGAGTTATGAGTTCCAATCTAAGTGCGGATCCAGATGCATACTTTCAGATGAGGATTAGGCTGGATAAATATAACTTTTATACCGATAATGTAGACAGTGGTTTAGTTGGCACGGCTGAGTACAATCAGTGGACTCATATGGCAATGACAAAATCTGGAACAACTGTTCGTGCTTTTGTTAATGGTATTAAACTTTGGGAAGCAACAGATAATGGCACAACTGTAATTCAAAACTTAATCATAGGCTGGGGCTATGGCTCTGAATATTTTCCAGGATATATTTCAGATGCAAGATTTGTAAATGGTTCCTCTATTTACACTGCTAATTTTACCCCACCTACAGCCCCACTAACCGCCATCACCAACACCTCTCTCTTGCTCAACATGGCAGACGGACAGGCGATCGACAGGGCGCAACAGAACAATCTGACGTTGTATAACAATGCTAAACTCAGCACTGCTCAAGCTAAGTTTGGTGATACGTCACTGTTGTTAGCAGGTTCTACTGGGAATGGTTCGGTTGGCGGTGGTTCTATCCAGTTAGAAAAAAGAGGGTCCTTATCAGGGCCGTTTACCATTGAAACATGGGCATGGGCAGACGACACAACCAACGCTTTCATGTGGTGTCAGGGTCAATATAAAATTGAGTTAGGGATAAATGGGAATACTCTCAGAATGTATAAAACGTCCAGCATCACGGGAGACGGGTACATAAACTTTTTTACTGGTGGTGAATTTTCCGTAAATACTTGGCATCATGTGGCTTTAGTTCGTGACACGAGCAATGTCATAAAGTGTTACCTTAATGGAACAGCTAGTGGCACAACCCTTACGGATGCTACGGCCTTCCCTGCAAGCGACGGTGTATTTTCAATAGGTAGTGAGTATCATTCTACTAGCCCCAATCGTTGGCATGGGTGGGACGGCTACCTCGATGAATTTCGCATTTCTGCATTTGCCCGTTACACTAGCAACTTCACAGTACAAGCAGAACAATTCCCAGATAAAGGAGAATAGACATGAAAATAGCAATCTTAGATGGCTCATCGGTAGGCGAAATAGCAGACCACAAGTCTCTCTTTCCCAACACCAGCTTCCCCGCCACTGGCCCAGATGCTACTTGGCTGGAGGCTAACAGTTGTGCAGAGGTCGTAAAGTTCTTGGCCTTCGACAGTGCCACGCAGAAGAGTGAGGGTGTCGATCCTTACTTGGATGACGGTAAGGTCTATACTCGCCGTGTGGCTGACCTATCGGACGCTGACGTTGCCTCTCGCACTGCCGCCTTGGAGGCAAGCAGCCGTAAACACCGTGATCGTCTCTTAGCTGAAACAGACTACATGGCCCTGACTGATGTGCCTCTGTCTTCTGAGATGACAACGTATCGTCAGTCGCTTCGGGACATCACAACCCACGCCAACTGGCCTAACCTTGTTCATCCTGACATGGATGGTACTGGCGGCGACTGGCCCACTAAACCTTAGTGAAATTCTCTAAGTTCCTTATAGGGGGGTCTAAGGATCCCCCTTCGGATTAATTAACATATAACAATATCACGAGGATATACATGCGCAATATTACTTATGAGGGTCCATCTACTCCCTTGTCTCAAGAATTAGATGAAATGAAGTACAGACAAAAGGGAGAGACCTTTGATGGTAAAATTAAGCGCATTGCACGAGCACTGTGTGATAGTGTAGAGCACCAGTGGTTACTAGAGAATATCATTGGACTGCAAAGGTTTCTTCCAGCTGGTCGAGTGCAGTCTGCAATGGGTGCTGGTAAGCTTGTCACTGCTTACAACTGTTTTGTATCAGGTGAAATTAAAGATAGTATGGATTCTATTATGGATCGTGCTAAAGAAGCAGCAGAGACAATGCGAAGAGGGGGTGGTATAGGATATGATTTCTCTAAAGTACGCCCTAGAGGTACTCAAATTAAATCATTGGAGAGCCAAGCTAGTGGGCCTATTTCTTTTATGTCTATATTTGATGCAGTGTGTCAAACCATTAGTAGTAGTGGCCACAGACGAGGCGCACAGATGGGTGTCTTACGTATTGACCATCCCGATATTGTTGACTTCATTACTTCTAAACGTAATTCTGATAAGCTTACTGGTTTTAATATATCACTAGGCATTACTGATAAATTTATGGAAGCTCTCTCTAAAGAGGATGACAGCTTTAACCTAATCTTTGATGGTATTGTACATGAAACAGTCTCTGCTAAGGAGATCTGGGATCTAGCAATGGAGTCTACATGGGATTGGGCTGAACCCGGTGTCTTATTTATTGATCGTATCCAAGAGATGAATAACTTATACTACTGTGAGGACATTAGTGCAACTAACCCATGTGGTGAACAGCCTCTTCCTCCCTATGGTGCCTGTCTTCTAGGCTCTTTTAACTGCACTAAGTATTTAATTAATAAGAATGGTAAATATACATTTGACTTTGCTCAATTCAAAGAAGACATCCCTCACGTTGTTCGTGCTATGGATAATGTTGTTGATCGTACTATTTACCCACTGAAGGAACAAGAAGATGAAGCGAAGAATAAGCGGAGAATGGGACTCGGCGTTACAGGTCTTGCTAATGCAGGCGAGATGCTTGGATATGAGTATGGGTCTAAACCGTTCCTCCGATGGATGGAAAAAGTCTTCGCATGTCTCAGAGACAACACCTACTACGCATCAGCAAAACTTGCAGAAGAGAAAGGAGCATTCCCTCTCTATCGTGAAGAGTACCTGAAGGGTAACTTTATTCGTACACTCCCAGCATTTGTTCAGAAGGAGATCCGAAAGCATGGTATTAGGAACAGCCACCTCACATCTATTGCGCCTACTGGGACAATCTCCCTCGTGGCAGATAATGTCAGTGGAGGAATCGAGCCAGTCTTTTCACATTCATACGAGCGTACCATCCAGACTTTTGACGGACCACGTTATGACAACGTTAAGGACTATGCTTTTGCACGAGGAGTCGAAGGACGAAAGGCAGATGATATTTCAGTTTATGAACACTTAGCTGTTTTAACTTTGGCTCAGCACTACATTGATAGTGCTTGTTCTAAAACCTGCAATGTAGGAGGTGATGTCAGCTATGATGATTTCAAACGTGTTTACGAAACGGCATGGAAAGAGGGAGCCAAGGGCTGTACTACATTTAGGATCACAGGAAAACGCTACGGAATCTTCAATGAGACCGTGGAAGCGGAAGCGGAAACAGAGGGCCAGATTGAAATCCCTTCAGAGGCGGATGGAAAGAAAGCAGAGGCGTGTTTTTTTGATCCGACTACTGGACAGCGAGAGTGCTCGTGAGTTATTAGATTAAAACAGGAGGTAGCGATGCCACTACAGATTATACCGATTACAGATCTAGCATCAGCAGGTCTAGTAGAAGATGCTCCAGCAGTGTCGCTACCACCTAATGTCTTTTCAGATGTTAAGAATGTTCGTTTTAGTGGTGGGGCTGTAAAAAGGTTCCCATCCGATGTTGATAAGCTTACATCTCTTACTAATGTTAAGTACGTTGCATTCTGGCCTTCAACACTTGGAGATAGGTATGTAGTTATTTCAGATGATAATACGAATACAACTTTTACAGTATACAATGATAGCTTCTCTGTTGTGGCTGGACAGGGTGGTGTCAACACTGGGGTAACTGGTGGGAGTTGGCAGCATACTTTGTTTAATGGTGGTTATCATATCATCTTTAACAATACTAACTCTACCCCTGTGTTTCTACAAGATGATACAGCGGGAGTGACACCTCTTCCCGGATGGGATTCTTATGCTGTTGAAGAAGAAATGACTTCCTTTGAGCATGATGGTTCTTCAGGATCTGTAGAAGTTAAAAACACTGTGTTTGTAAATCCAGGAGCAGGTAACTCAATCTCTATTAAGATTACTTCGCTCCCTCGTAACACATCTTCACCTATACACACTGAAACAGTTACTATAAACTCTTCAGGTGTTGTATCTCCGGACGCTACATTGGTTAACATTGGTACAATTTCTGGTGTTGATTACGCAAACAACTTTTTTAACTTCACTCCAGACACATCATCCGGTGGTACTGTTTACAATGTCTTTGTAACAACCACCCCTGTGTCTACTGTTACAGCAGGTGTTGTTAGATCTTATGGTAACTTGATAGTTGCAGGTAACCTCAAAGAAACAGGAGGTCGTACCCTTACAGGTACTGTCAGAACCTCTGATGTTGCAGGTCCAGGATTCCTACCTCAGAATTGGAACCCCTTTAAGAGAGGGGCTAATACTGCAGATGAATTTATCTTAGCTTCTACAGGAACTATTCAAGATCTTGCAGAGCTACAAGGTGTGATGTACGTATATACAGACTCATCTATACACTCTATGCAGCGAACTGACTCTACTGTTATCCCTTTTCAAATTGCTACAGTGACTGATAACTATGGTGTACATAATACAGATGGTGTAATTGAAGTAGATGGTACGCACATTGTATATGGAAGTGATGATTGTTATAAGTTTGAAGGACATCCTGGATCCATTGCATCTATTTCTGATGGTCGTGTAAGAAACTTTTTCCGTAATAACTCAACAATTAAATCTGTTAGGTTTAATAAGTATGATGAGATTTGGTTTTGGAATACCTCAATTATATATGTTTGGAACTATCGCAACAATGTGTGGACTAAGAGAGACTTACCTACAGGTACAAATGCTGTGTCTTCAAGCAGAGGAGACCTACTTCTCGGAAGCCCTACAAAACTAGTTGGTGTGGATGGTGCTTCGTTTTTACCCAATGCTCTAGTAGAACGTAAACGCTTGGCAATTACCCCTGAGTTTGACACTGAGAGTGTATCTAGTATGGCCCTGTTATTTGATGGTCCTTCTAAAGTGAGTATCAAATATGATGGCATTGATAAAGTTGGTGAGGCAATTGACTTCTCAGCTAATGATGCAATAACTTTTGACAGTGCTCTTGAATACAAAGCAGACGTCAGGTTTAATGGTAGATTTTTAAACTATAGAATTGAAAGTCAAAGCAGTGAGATCACTCTTGATTGGACTCTCACAGGCTATCAGATTCAAGCGAGTAAAGGAGGTAGTCGATAATGGCAATTATCAGACCACCCTTTACCGGAGATGCTACCCTAGACTCTTGGACAAATCAAATAACACAAGCTCTTAATATGGGTAGTGCTTTGCCAGGAACTCAAGGATCATCATCTTCAACCAGCTCATCTGGACCGACAGGTAACACTGCTATCTATCTGTATCAAAGAACTACAACAGAGACAGCTCCAACTAGACCTTCCAGTGTCTCGTATAACTATACAAACATTGGGAGTGTAACTATTGTAGCTAACAATGGATGGGTGGGGTCAATCCCAGCATCAGGTGGTAAGTATCTTTGGATTACATTTAGATATGTATCAACCCTAGAAGCTACAATAACTGATGCAAACACTTGGAACACTGTGGCTCTGTTGTCTGAGGATGGTAATGATGGTGCTCCAGCACCTAGGGCGCTCTCTAGGAGGGTGTACTTCCCGTCTTCAACCGGAACACCTAGTCCCCCAACTGCTACAGTGACATGGGCAACCCTCGCACTATCCTCATTAACTTCAGGGTGGTCAGAGACTGCCCCAACAGCTAGTGCAACTTCAACTACTTTGATTTATTTTTCTGATTTTATATTTACAGATGATACAGGATCAGCCACAACTAGCGCAGCTACTGGTGGAATATCTAGAGTAGTTGTTTCTTTCTCAGGGGTTGTAACATTTGAATCTGGTGACTTTACACTAGATGGTAATACTGTAACTAATATCGATGGTGATAATGTAGCTGCAGGTAGTATCGTTGGGAATAAGTTAGCCTCCACAGGTATCATAACATCTGCTGCTCAACTTAACAGCAATGTAGTTGGCACAGGACAGATAACTGATAATGCTGTGTCTAATAAATTTGCTACATTTACTGGTGCTAGTTTAATACCAACTTCAACATATCAGTTATTAGAAACTTTAAGTATTACCTCTAGTGGTGACCTTACATCTATTCTATTTAATTGTGGTCTAGACGGAGCTAACTTAGTTCAGTTTGATATAAGACTTGATGGAGTATCTCAACGTGTATTTAATGCAGCCGCTGGTTTCTTTACAGATGGTACTACACATACATATCACGAACAGATGATAACCATTGCTATGACACTAACACCTTCTGCAGGTACTAGGGTTATCACAGTGCATGTAAAACTTAATGGGGGTTCCCCTTCAAGTCCGACTGTGCAAAACAGATTCCTTGAAACTACGGAGTTAAAGAAATGATAAAACTATTAAGTGGTCCTGAGTTGGCAGAACAATGGAACAAGTTGAGGCCCTTAGTTGAAGAAGCATTGGTTCATGGAGCTGGGGTTGTGACATCTCACGGACTCTTTTTACAATGCCTCGGTGCTGTTGGACAGTGCTGGGTAAGAGAAGAGGGTGAAGTTTGTATAACTCGCTTTGAAGAAATAGAAGGTAAACGACAGTTAGCTGTAGTTGCCTGCACATCTTTTGGTTGGTTCTCTCATGGCCCTGAGATACTAAAAGTACTAGAAGATTTCGCACGTTTCAATGATTGCAAAAGAACTGTAGTCTATGGGCGAAAGGGTTGGGTTCGCGCCCTAAAACAATATGGATACCGTGAGCCGTTTATAACGCTCACCAAGGAGGTTTAATATGTCAGGTGGTGGTGGAAACACAACAACTAGTACAACAGGGTTACCAGATTATGCTCAGCCCTATGTTGAGGATAGCTTAGGTAGTGCAGTAGATTTATATGGTTCAGGTGCCTATGAAAATGTTGCAGGATTTACTCCAGAACAGCTTGCTGCTATGAAGAAACAAAAAGAATTAGGTGGTACAGGTGGTGTATACGATAAGATTGCTGCCGATAGCTACGGGGCTACTGAAGCCTATCGTAACGCAGCAGCTGGAACTGGTATGTTTGGAGCTGACGCTCTAGGTAAACAAACAACTGCACTCAAAGATAGTATTGGTACCGCTGTTAGTGACGTAATTGGTCAACAGAGAGGTCAGTTTAGTCAGTCAGGTAATCTTGGTAGTGCTAGAGCACAACAGTCTATGGACACATCTGCTATGAAAGTGGGTGGAGATATGGCTGCAGCTGAGCTTGCCAATCGCCGTTCAGCAGCTTTGTCTGGGGCAGGTGGAGTATTAAATGCTGGCACTGGTCTTCAGAATCAATTCGGCGCAGGTGCCTCTATGCTTGGCGGTGTTGGTTCAGCTATTCAACAGCAGAATCAAAACGAAGGTGATGCAGCCTATCAAGGTATTCAACGACTGTTTGGTTTGTACGGCTCTCCTGCTATAGGGAGCACAAGTACCCAATCAGGTGGTGGGGGTGGTAAGTAATGAAACATATAATTCAAAAGTATCAAGAAGGTGGTGCAGTTCAACCTGCAGTCAACACTGGGATACCTCAGGGGGGTTATGCAGCACCAGCTATTCAGAACTACTTGAGTGGTAATTCAAGCGGTAACACTTCTGGTCCATTGAGTTATGGAGCTGGTAGTAATGCATCCGGTGTCCCTGATTACCACACACTTGCAGACTCTCGCCGTAAATTACGGCAAGCATTAGCAGCCTCTGGTCTATCCTCTGAAGTTCAAGCAGCTAGTCTTAAAAAGGCAGACGAAATGAACACAGCTAACATAGCCCCTTTGGCTGGTAGTTCTGGTGGGGGTAATTATACTACTTATGGTGGTCATAAGGATGTAGCACATGAAAATGTAAATAATGCTTTTGCAACGTTTGGTTCAGAATCCGTGTATGGTAAGGTTAATCCAGATGGGACTATCTCTACGATTGATGTAACAGAAAATCCAGGTTACAATGCGGAGATGGCTGCAGCTAATCCTGCACCCACCGCTGAAGATAAGAAGACTATGACACCAGAAGAATATGCTGCAGCATCTATGGCTTCAGCAGGTTTTAAAAATGTAAGTGGTGGTTACAATGCAAATGATCCTACTACTGGATTCTTTGGAGGTGTTAAGGATATCTATGGAGGTATTACTAGTGGGATAAAAAATGCCGTTAATAAAGCCCCCATTCTTAAATTAATTCCTGGAGTAAATTTAGCATCTAACCTAGCAACAGCACCTATAAGCACCTACGATCCAACTCCGACTCTTGGATATCACAATAATGATAAAGACCAAGATCTTCACATGGCGTCAATGATGGCAAACGCTCACCATGCTAATAATAAAGATATTAATGCCTCAGCTGGTTGGTATGGTACTGTTGGGAATACAGGTGGTAAGGTTAGTTATAATAATATTGGTAACAACCCACCAGCACGTAACATAGGAGGCCCTATAGGTTACAACACAGGTGGTATTTCAGTAGCTAACACTGGTCTTCGTGAAGACGAGATACGTCAACGTCAAATGATGCAAGCTCAGATTGCCCCTCAACAACAACAAGCTGGACCTTTAAGTGGTATTGGTGAAAAGGTTG